TGTTTGATCCTGTGTATAGATTGGTGCTTTTGCTTTCATTTCCAAAAGCTTATTACCAGCAATTAGTGTATTACCTGTTCCATGAAAGTTATTACCAAACTCTTGATCGAACTGAAGCTCAGAGGTATTAGATACTGTTTGTCTTTTCCATTCATCATCACGACCAGGGACATCCCACCAGTCAATTCTAAATGGTTTAAACTCGTTTGTGCTTTGAACAGCACCTTCCCATAATTTATGGTAGATATTACCTAGTCCATTTGCAGTAGATGTAATAATAACTTTTGTATCTCTACCAGCTGAAACCACTGGATAGGTAGATGTGTAAAACTCAGTAGCGTTTTCAACAAAAGCAAACTCATCAAGGAACAATAAGTTAACAGATAAACCACGAATAGAACTACCACTTGTAGCTGCTGCAATAATCCTAGAATTGTTACTAAATTCAAGGGACCCTTTATTTACAGCTTTACAACCTGGCTGAAGAAAGAATGGAATATTCTCTAACATAAGCGTGACTCTGGCTAACATTTCTCGTGCAGTTGCACCTTTGTTAGCTAAGACAGCAATAGTTTTTTCTGGATGAAAGATTGCATACCATACAAGGTATCCAACAGATGATATCGATTTACCTGATTGACGACAAGCTAATACAATAGAAAAACGGTTATCATTAAAATGACGAAACATTTTTTCTTGATAATTGTAAAGATCAAAATCAACTAAGCCTTGATCAAGAGATATGACTTTAAGATACTTTTTTGCAAAGTATACAGGATCTTTCATGCATAAAGCATACTCACGTATTTCTTCAGCAGCCCAACCCTGTTCAACTCCGTCTCTTTTGATATTAGGGTTACCTAAGTATCCGAGTTCGTTATTCTTTATTCGTATCTGATTCAATTACTGTCTCTTTTTCTTTCGCTTTTTGAATAAGCATCTTTTGCAGGTCAGTTGCTGAACCTACATAGAGATTATTCTGTGTCATACTATTTGGAAGAGCTGCAGTAGGTGTTTCTACCTCTTTGCGTTCTTTATGCAGCTTCATCAATTTATCTGCAACTTCAGCATTTTGTTTAATTGCAGTTGATAAAACCTCAAAAGCACGTGGATGTTCGGATTCACGAGCTAAGTCCATCATTAAATCGATCGCTTCATTACCTTTTTCTGCTAGATTGTAATATTGTGACCTAGCAAAGTCATAATCTTCTTCAATATCTTTTGTCATTATACATACACATTAGTTGAACTTTGTACATCGCCTATAGCACCTGATGACGCACCAGTTACTCTTTCAGGTATGACAAAATATGCTGTAGGATTAGATATAACTAGTATATTACCAGTACTATCCCATGATTTAACTACACCAGTAGATCCAGAAGTAGTAGCCGCAACAGTTTCACCTACAATAAAATTGCCAACAACATTAGTTAATACAACTCTAATACTGTCTGCAACAGCAGGGAATGGATATAACACATCATAAGTATATGAATCAGTTACGTTTGCACTTGTAGGATTAGTAGTAACGGTTTGACGTTCTAACAATGCATTATTTTGTGCATCAAAATTAAAGAAGTCATTTGTTACTTTACGTATTGTTTTCTTGTTCTGAACTGCTTCATAGAAATTAACTCTTGTTTCAAACTCTAATGAATATATGATAGCTCGTCTAGTTATAAAGTCACCTTCATAATCATCATTCATTGTTACACCAGTAAGAACAATAGGTATATCTGACTTAATACCAATTGCAGGAACCTCATTAATAGTCACTGTATAATCTGGTTTAAATGTTGGTAGAATTTGTTCTAAAATCTGTAAAGCTTCATCTTGGTTTTTTGTCATGATATTTAATTGAATACCAAGACGATATGGAGTAGGTGTTCTTACAGAATTACGAGTGTTATTTGTAATAGAGCCAACTCTAATTTCATTTGTTTTATTAACTGTTTGTGTAGTATCATATGTCATTGAAGTGATTTCAAAAGACATTCTCGGTAACTTAATTGCTAACTTTGCATCACTTAAATTACTTTGATCTTGTACTCTAGCCAAAAACTTAGACCTAGGTCCATAAGCTAAAGGCACTTTGATAGTTTGCAAAACGTTTCCACTTGCATCATCTTTATGGACTTCAATATTATTAAATAAGGTACCAAATACGGCTATTGTTCGCCTGATAGCAGCATGGTAGAAATAAGTTCCGAACATTATGTAATTTCTCCGAATGGATTGGACTCTGTAAAGTCAATTATATTATCACCAAGTGTTTCAAAGTCTTGGTTTTGTGCATATGGATCACCAGACATAGCTAGTTCAGGTGCATCTACCTGTACATACCAAGTTGCACCACTATCTAAGCCAGTAATAATATCAGCAACTAAACTACTAACTTTGAACTTTCTTGCAGTTCCATCGCTACCAACTTCATTAATAACTGTAAGAGTACCAACACCAACTAAAACACTGAAGTTTACAACTTCGGCAGTTACATATATTGGTGCACCTAGCTGATCAACTTCACCAGTGTTTTGTCTAATTGTTTCACCAGGAGTAAAATGACCCGATCCATTATTAACTGTAAATACTTGCTGATATGAATAACGTTCTTGTAACTCATCAACCTCACGTATACCAGTTTCAAGTTCCTCATTAGAGTACTCAAATAACTCACATTCCAATTTATATGTTGGCAGGTTATTTAATTGGTAAAATGGCTGTTCATGTTCTACAAAACGTATTTCAAATAAAGATCTTGATAATGGTAAGTATACTAAGTCGCCTTCACTTGGTCTTGTGTCATTAATTGAGTTATTGTAAAACCCTACTAAGTTTTCCCAACGTTTACGTGCTACTACAAATGTTGCTTGGTCTCGTATTTCAACTCCAAACTTTCCAAGTAAGTCTCCTTCACCCGCAAAGCCTTCAGAAGTTTCAATGTACATTTCAATAGTGTACGCATCGGTAAATTTAGAATAGTCTTCATTTAAGAGTTCATCGCGATTAATTAGCTGCCTAGGAATGTATATGACATCTTGCCCATACATCTTAAGCGACTCAATAACAATATCCTCATATAGGTTTTGTTCAGTTTTTACCTTAGGACTAAAATATACATTAGTTGCCATGTTTTTATCCTACATAGAATTCTGGCATAGCTTCGTATTTTAGTTGCATCTCTTCTTCGATTTTATCAATCTCTGCGTTTGCTTCTTCTAAATACTGCCGACCATTTATCTGAACTCCTCCAGGCAATTGCATACCCTCGAACTTAGATAAGTTTTGACCCCATTGTCTTTTAATAAGAGCTGTTGTGTATCGTTTAAGAAACAGATCATTATATACTTCTGCATGTGCAGTTGGATCTATAACTGAATAACAATCTACTACAATAAACTTGCCTACTGGTAAATCGGCTGACCAATCTACATCAATATAAAGTCTATTTGAATTTCGATTAAACCTTACTTGTTCTGCACCATTTAGCTTCATATCAAGCATTGATAGGTACTGTTGTGTCTGTTCATAATGAGCAAGTGATCCAATAAAACCTAGATCATAAATGTCATTAAGCCTCAACTTATATCGTGCACTAAACATGTTATTGCTTGATGCAGAACTATCAATTGGAAATATTCTTTGTACTGTTGTAATTGTGGAGGGCAGAGTAATATACTCATTAGTTACATCAGTTGCAGTAATGGCATACTTATAGTAATTTTTTACGATTGCATCTGAATGATACTCTTGGTAAAACTGTAAAGCTTCATCAACTCGATCTTCTAACTGATCTTCATCAACGTTAACTTCAAGCACGGGCTCACCAAGCCTACGAAGGCAATGTGTAATCAGTTCTGCTCTTGTGGTTGGATTTGCCATAATAGTATCCCATAAATTAACTGTTCGATACTATTTATACGTTTTATGATTTTAGCCTAAGTACTTAATTGTTAGTTGGTTGTGTACGTTGCCGTTGCCATAAATATCACCGTTCGATATATAGTACAAGTGAACATC